TTTTCATTTCTAGCGAGTGTTTGTTATAAGGATGATTAACTTTACCAATTATCTAAAAACATTCGTTAGGATGAAGATTTGACCAAGAAAATAACAAATTAAACAAAAAGGAGAGATGAAAATGCTCATAAAAAAAGATGAAGAACCGTTTTTCTATAAATTCCTTTCGATTGCAAAGGAAATCATCAGGAAAAATAAAAGATACACACCAGTATTTTATGGCGACGATGAAAAGCTCTATTTAGTATGTAACAACTATGCTGCAGTTTATGATTTTCAAAGTAATTTGCTTTTAGATGATGAATTAAGAGAATTTGGAAAAATTCCTTATGAATTATCGGAATTACCGAATGGAGATATGAAATTGACAAAATCTGAACATTTTAGCTGTCAAGAATCATATTTAATTGCAATTAGAAATTTCTTCAAGCATACGGGGTATATGTCGAAAAAAGTTTTTTCTGTAGATAAAGGTGATCCTTACAAGATTCCTAAAATTGTTGAAGTGACACAAAGATGGATCTCTGAAGAAGATAATAAGATTTTGGACAAGATAGGATTTCCTGATATCTATATGTTGGATGCAAAACGTGTTGATGAATTCATTACGCTTGCTGGTGATTGGAATCCATATTATTTGGCAGCGTGTGATCAAACTGAGCTAAATGGTGGTCAAACAACCATCACAATGACAATTTACTTCAATATCAAAGATGACCCTAAGAAAAGTGCTTGTGATCAACAAGAAATGGAGGTTGTACAACAACCTACAAACTATGATGAATTCGAAAATGAAGATGTTGAAGAAATTGAAGATGAGACAGTAGAAGATGATTATCAAGAAGAGGAACAATTGGATGCACTTCTTGAAGACACTGTTGTTCCAGAGGAGCTAGAAGATGACTTCGACCCAATGCTCGCTTGATTTAGGTGTCAAAGCTGAGTACAAGAAATTTTGGTTTACCGTTCCTGGGGCAATCGTTGGAAAAGGTCGGCCAAGGTTTACTACTCAAGGGAAATTCGTTAGAGCGTATACACCTAAAAAAACAAGGGATTACGAACAAAAAATAGCAATGTGCTATCGAAAAACTACTAGTTATCAAAGTGATAAAGCGTTGAGGGTGAAGATATTTGCATACAGAGAAATTCCTAAGTCGACCACTAAAAAATTAAGAGGTTGGCTATTAGATAAAACGTTTCTATGTACCGTTAAACCGGATATTGATAACATCATAAAAGTAGTTTTGGATGCACTCAATAATGTGGCATATTACGACGATATTCAAGTGTGTGAACTGGTTATCATTCGTGAATTTGCTGAAAATGAATGTTTAAAAATATGTCTAGAAGAAGTTGGCGAAAGAAGGCCAAAATAGGAGGATAGAATTATGGGATTGTTTGATTTAGTTAGAGAAGAACAAGAAGCAAAGAAAAAAGCTGAAGAATCAGCTAAAAAAGATACAAAAGATGCAGTTGTTGAAGAAGTGGAAAAGGTTGAAGAAGCACCAAAAGAAGCTGATCAACAACCTGCTCCAGTTGCAAAAGCTGAAAAACAAGCGACTGAGGAGGTAAAACAAGCAGTAGAACAAGCAACTGAAATTGCAGAAGAATCTAAAAAAGAAGAAAAACCCGCAAGTAAAAAAGTACCTAAGAAAAAAGCAAGTACTGAAAAAACGTACAAATATCCATTTGGAGTCTACTCTGAAGGAAGATTGATTGATATTTCTTCTTATGGGTTTGTAGATGGCCAAGATTATACAGAAAAGGAAATCACAAGCATTATGTTGCAACACAGACATTATGAGTTTGCAGGAACAATGGAATACAGTTATATCGAGGATGACAACGTTCTTGTTGTAACTGGAAAACAACATAGAAAAGGCTAGGTGGTTGGCATGGCCAATAATTATACAAGATATAAATTCTATGTAATTGGAGTTGGTGGGACTGGTTCTCTTTTAGCAAGAGACCTCCCAAAACTTCTTTTAGGAACGTCACATAAAATGATGCTACTAGATGGTGATACAGTCGAATCTAAAAACATTGAACGTCAAGGATACCAAGCTCAAGACGTCGGTGATAATAAGGCTTTGGCATTATCGAGAAAAATCAATTCTCTTTATCCAATAGAGTGTGAGTTCGATGATAAATATTGCACTTATGAAAGTTTATTTGCTCTTATCCAAGATGATAAGGGATATGTTCCTGTAATTATAGGATGTGTCGATAATGATGCTACAAGAATGATTTTAGAAAAGGTATTTAAAAAGCTTGATGATGTTATTTATATCGACTCA